ACTCTATTGAGTAAGGAAATTGTTTTCTTGATTGAACACCCATAATAATATCTTCACCATTAGAACCCATGGGTCTTGATTCTAAATCTTCAGGATCAAAGCCAAGCAATTCAACGAGCTTATCTACAACCCATTGTTGTAAAGCTCTGCCTTTAGCTTTGGCAGATTGTGGCTTCACTTTTTCTTTTTAGACTTTAACTTTTTAAAATCAGCAGCAGTAATTTTTTTTCTTGGTTTAGCTACCGCAGCTAATTTTTTTTGTTTCTGTGAATATTTACTATAAGGCATTATTTTTTCTTTTTGTATGTTACTTTTTTACCAGCTTTCTTTGCAGCTGCTTTAGCTTTTTTCATACCTTCTTTAGTATATGAATATTTTTTCTTTCCTACCATTGGCATAATTATTCTCCTTTTTGTGCTTTTAAAAACATTTTATTAGCTTTTCTCTCAAAAGACCATTCTAAAAAGTCGGTTAATAAATCTTTTAATAACCTCATTTCTTTTTAGTTTTCTTTCTCTTTGGAAATCCAGCCTTCATAGCTTTATAAGCTTTTGCTGATATAGTAGATTTCTTTTTTGACCTGCTTGTTCCAGCTTTTTTTCTTCTATTTATGTTTTCATATAATGACATAATTATTTACCTACCATTTTTTACAACTCCAATATCTTGCTGATAATTTATCTGGAGGACTTGTATCACATTTATGTCTAGCACGAAAAGACTTTCTTCTAGCTGGTTGGTCTTTTTTAATTGTCATCTTAGGATCACCAAATCTAACAAGTTTTACTTGGTCGCCTTTCTTAGCTAGAACAGCAAACTTTTTAGATTTGCCTGGTGTTCGTTTTGGTTTGTTATAACCGCTAAATCTTTCGCCTCTGTATGTGATACTCATTATTTTTTCTTCCTTGGTCTACCTCTTTTTTTAACAACTGGTTGTGGTGTCATAAGATTATCAAACCAGTTTAAAAACTTATGTATGGTTTCTTTTAACCATACCCAAAACTTTCTTATGTATTTCATTAGTGTAACTCCTTCTCTTCAATAAATATAATTTCTGAATCTGAATTAACTTCACCACCAGACATAAGCGACATAATTCTTAGTGCATCATCTTTGGTTTTTGCTTTTATTTCTTTACCAACGTAAACCATGTCACCTTCTAATACTTCTAAATTAAATATTTTGTGTTGGTGGTACATTGCCTGTAAATAGTCCTTGAGCTTGATTTTTTGCATTTTGTCTAATATTTTCTCTATCTCGCTCCATAATAGCATTAATTTCGGCAATGTTAATTTGCGCACCATACTTAGCTTGTAATTCTAAAGCTTTAACTCTAAGTTGTGCTTCTTCGATATCTCTTTGTCTATCATCATCCATGATGATTTTCATTCTATCGGTTTCTGCATCAATGATAGCTTTCTGTGCTTGTACCTGTGCTTTCTGAGCTTCAGCCTGTGCTAGTAAAGCAGCTGGGTCTGGCTGTGGTGGCTCTTGTGGTTGAGGTGGCATAGGAGGAACTTCTGTATTTATAAACGATTGCGCGTCTTGGAAACCAGCTAACTCAATCATTCTAGTCAAAGTATTGGCATATTGTTGCATTGATACCAATGGATTTTGTGGTCCTAGTAATTGCATAATTTGTTCTTGTTTTGTAGCTAATTGTGTAAGAACACCAAACTTTTCTTCGTCAGATGATTTAGATATAGCTACATTGACTACCATATCTTTATCTGAATCCCAATATCTAGGATCTACAGGTATGAATTTACCGTTTAATCTAAATACATCTTGTGCATTTTGGTGTTTGATTACCAAGTTATTGACTGTTTTAAACATGGCTTTTAGACCGCCTTCAGCAAAATGTCTGCATATTAGTTCTACTCTGCCTTGCGCACCACTCATAGTAGCAGTTACAGCTGCGGAAGTTGTAGATTGTAAAGCCTCTGCGTTTAATCCTGCACTTGCTTTAGATACGCCTGTTCTGTTTTCTTTAGATTCGTCTAAATATCCTAAAACTGGGAAAGCTTCTTTACCAACAAAAGGTACTGCAAATGGTTGTACCATGCCTGGCGCTCTCATTCTTATTGGTTGACCTATGTCAGTATTTAATACGTCATCTACGTTTACTTGACCTTCAACAATACCCATTCTTGGGAAGATTGAATGACCTAGTGAGTCTAAGGTATCACGCATAATTTGTGATTTAGCAGCCTGAATTGGTTTTAGATAATCAGCTGGACATGAACCAATCGCTGTGTGTGGTTCTGGGTCTGGACAGAACATACATATTGGTAATTCATCCCAAGGCTCTACGTTTAAAACGTGGAGTCCATCACCAGCAGTACATACTCTGATTCGTTCATCAATACCATCACCATCAAAGTCGTAGTATAAATAATGTTCTACATAGTAAACATCTTTACCGCCAGCATCGTTTCTGTCTGGATATACCATGTTATCAAATGGGTTTCTTGCTTCTTGTTCTTCGTAGCTTTCTGGGTCTAAAGAACTACCGCCATAACCTGCATACTCTTCTATTTCTTCAGGGTCATAACCCATAGCAACTAAATCAGACACAGACTTAATCATTCTGTGTGCAACGTAAGAAGCAGTTTCTATGTTGCGTGCGTGTCTTGAAATTAATATTTCTTCTGGTGGTACAGACTCAATACATACTTGGTCTTTTGGTTTTAATCGTCTGATTGTAAGGTCGTAGCTTACTGGTATTTCTTGAGTAACTTCTTCGCCGCTGATTGGGTCGAAAGTAGTAATAGTTTCTTGCGTGGCTGACTCTTCTATGACTTCTACGTTTTTATCTAGTATTAATGCTTGATACGATTGTGGGTCAATGTTGCTGTATTCGTGCGTGGTGGCAGTAACTGAATCATCCCAAAAGACTTTTACAAAACCAGTCTTTCTAACTAATGCATCTTTGAATACATCATATAAAACTTGGAAGCCTGGATTTTTTTCTCTGATTAAATAATTAATATAATCGGTTTGTTGTTCTGCAAGTTGAATATCCTCTGGTCCTTTTGGTACAAACTCTACAATCTTTTTCGTACTAAAAAATGTTCGCATGATTGAGGGAAGCATAAACAAAACACTTTCTCTAACATCAGTAGATACAAATTCTGATTGCAACGAGCTAGTACCTTCTGGTTCATTACCAAGATAATATTCAGTTGACTCAGCTCTTTCCGATCCGACTTGATGGATGAAATCTTTTGCATCATCCATTTCTGATTTAATAACACCAACAAGGTTATCCATGTCTGTTGCTTCTTGCACTTCAACCTTCATTGTTTCTTCTTTGATTTTTTTTGCCATAAATTTATCCAACTCTAATTATTCTTGATTTAAGTGGTTGTCTAAAATTATAGCCGAATTGACTTCCACTTCCACTAAAACTTGCAGCACTACTTGCCATTGTCAATGCAAGTGCATCTGCTTTATCTGGTGACTTGATACCTCGCTTGCGCATCTCGTCTTTACTTTCTATTTTTATTTTACCACTAGAAGTATATTTATATAAGGGGGAAGCTAACTCGGCTTCCAATTCATCGTCAACTGGTAATCTGCAATCTCTATGCGCCAACCAATCTTTGATTGCAAACCACAGCTCCGCACGCAAGTTTAAATAATTTTTTTTAGTCGCTGGTGCTTCGGCAACATTCACGCCACGCACGGGCAAGTTCTGCTCGGCGAGTCTGTCGACTACGCCTGCGCCCAAACCAATAACGTCAACTAATATTTCTTGTGGTTTTTCAATCGCAGTAGCATCATCGTATCTATTTTTAATTACACCACATAATTGCATTAAGTCCATAGAGGGAAAAGATTGTATTTCAAGGACATGGTTTCCTTGACGCACGCATAGGGCTGAGTTATCGCCACCAAATCTTGCGACATCCAATCCCCAAATGATAGGTTCGCTTGCTGCGAGGGCGACATCTCTGTCGATTGCGCTTTTAATTAAATCCATTGGTATAACCGTATCGTCATCCGCGGATGGGAATAAGCCCATCACCTCCACGCGCGCAACGGTAGAATCTTCGCCGTACTGCTCAATCATCTTAGAGAAGAGTTCCTTGTCCGTGCCTTCGACCGTGCGTGAGTCGATTTGCTCGTTCTTCCAGAAGGATTTTGCGCTGTGGAAGGAATCGTAGAATGGCCCTTGATTCCTGCGTGGGTTGGAGAACGTAAACCAAAAACGGTTAGGCGTGGGTTCGGAGAAGAATCCCTCGCTGACTGAATAAATAGGAGAAGGAATACCAGACGCTTCATCCATAATCAGGCATACGCCATAAGATGAATGGATGCCTGCAAACGCATCTGGATTTTCCTCACTCCACAACTGTGCTTGGGCGTAATAATAACCAGTATCTATTTTTAAGTCTCGCTCTAATGCTTCATCAAACCATGCAGCTGGTTTTATGGTTGTGGCAGTCTTTGACCACCAATGAGAGTTAATAGATAACGTGAGCCATTTACCTAGCTCTGCCCATGTTCTACTTCTTAACTGTTGTTCGGTGTTAGCAGTAACAATTACTGTTGATCCTAACCTGGTTGATAACATCCAAAGAATAATCCAAGCAACCAAAGCTGATTTACCAATACCACGACCTGAGGCAACTGCCATTCTAAACATCTCTGGTAAATCTTTAACACCATTGCGTTGAATGTGTATTGTCATTTCTCGCAAAATTTTTTCCTGCCACTTCCTTGGTCCTTTAAAATCTTCGAGGGGGGTGTCTTTCATTCCCCATGGGAAGGCAAATTTGACGAAATTTAATGGATTATCTTTAACCACAGGAGACCATAGTTCGGTCATTAATAGCTTTTCTTCTTCTGGTTTATATTTCATTCAAATTACCTAAAAAAAATTATTCCACAATGTATATATATACGCACCACCCACGCATACGCAAAGGGGGGTAAAATCTATTTCCTATCATATTTATATAGCAGTACGCATGAACGCATGAACGGGGCTATCTGTTCTATTGATACGCATACGCAAGAACGCACAACCTATTTTGCTATCGTGCATAAATGCGTGAACGCATGAATGCGTATGTGCGTTAGTCTTTTGCATCTTTTAAGTTTAGCGTTTCTTGTTCTATGACTTCGCCTTGAATGATCCTGGCGGATGCGTGCGTGAGTGCGTCTTTTAGATTTATATTTGTTTCTACTTGTTGAATGTCCGCCCAATCATTGCCCGCTTGCTTGCCTTTATTCTTTAAGAAAAAGATCTGCGCGCTTACTGATGGCTCTTTACCATGTAAACCAATAGCGGACTTATAAAGAGCATTAGACACTTCTTCTATAGATTTCATTTTTCCACGTCTTATATATTCCGCAATTTCTGGAAATTCTTTTTTTCTTCTTAATAATGTATCTGGACTACAACCTAAGCACGCTTGACAAATTGCTTCTTCAGAAAATCCTAGTCCCGCTAATCTTTGAGCCTCTTTTAACTGATCTTCAGTAAACATTATCTTTTTTGGTCCTGGTTTTTTTCTTTTTTTTGTTTCACTCATAAGCAAGATTTTACTTTATAAATGCTATCTTGCGGACTATTTATTAAATTAATTTAAAATAAAAGGTAAAATATGTTGCAATTGCGTATACGCAATGCTACTATCTTATTACTAGGTTTAATTACTTAGCATTTATGGAGTAAAAATATGAATACACAATATACAGAATATGTTATTTGGGGAGTTAAACCAGAGGACAAAAACAAGCCAGAATATTTGCAAGAAAGCAAATTACAATCTATTTATGATGGTGAATTTATTACCTCTAAAGAACTAGCAGAAACACTAGCAAATCTTTATAGAAATGCTGGAGCAGCTAAAGTAAGAATCCAGGCTATACCTTTTTATAAGGGTTGTGAGTCTGATCTAGCTAAACAATTTATGGGAGTGAAATAATGCAATATATAGCAATAACAAAAGAATACAGAGACAAAGTAAACGGCAATAGTTATTTCAGTACCAGAATAGAGGACGTTGAAAATGACAGAATGTATATCTTACCTTTTCAATATGGTTATGGTACTCAATCAGAACATGAAACTAAAAAAGTTATTAAGTGTTTTAATAAAAATGTCTCATGGAATGATATTGAATTTATCAAGTATGAGAACTGTACAGAAACAACAGTTAAACAACACGGCCAAGGAATAGAGGAAAACTATATCTCTAATCCTGGTTATTATTATCAAGATTAAGGGGGAAATATGTATATACCAATAGAAACAGTACAAAAACCAACGCTAAACATTGCTAAAAGATTATTCAAGCGTAGAAATCCTAATGTTGCATTTAATGTAACATGGAAAAGAAAGCCTACATGGGATAATAATTGTTATTGGTCTACAGTAATATTCAAGGCTAAAGGCTATAAAGATATTACTATGACTTTGTATAGCGACATACATAAAACTGCTATTTTTTAAAAGGGGGAAAAAATGAAATACCAGATAATAATTAACAACGGAACTCTTAAAGGTTTTACAGCCTTTAAGGGTCCATGCCTTGCAACCATGCAAGATAAATATAAACGCCTACAGAATCAAGGGCATAAATTAAAACTTATAAGGGGTGAATAATGAGTAAATATTATTGTGAATATTGCGGAGAACATGATCCGCAACAAGAAACAGGAGAAAACACATTTATTGAAATAAATATCAGACCGTATGATATTTTTTGTTCTGATCATTGTATTAATAATCATATAAATGATATTGAAAACGGTGAATGGTCTAACCATGACGGAGACAATAAAGGGTTAGAGGTTTTCTATAAAAATGAAATTAAAAATAATTGGATTGGTTATCCTTTTAGATTGGTTTCAGCGGACAACCTGGAATTAATTAAGAAAGGGAAAATAAAGGCGGTGACACAATGACACAGCAAGATCAAAAAATATTAAAGAAACTTAAAAGAAAATATCCAGGCTTACCAGTCGTAGGAAGTCCTAAAGATTGGGAACGCATTGAAAAGATGTTAAGCAAGGATGATTTAAAGCTATATAAACTAATAACCAAAAGGGGAAAATGATGAGAGCATATATAGAAACAGATGAGCAATATCTAAAAAGAGTCAATAAGATAAAACTTGAAAGCATACATTGTTCATTACAAGAACTACAACAGGAGTTTAATATTCCAGATGATCACGAACATTTAGAAAATGCTTATAAATTTACAGAAGATTTAAGAGAAGATTACTACAAAGGGGGAAATGATGAGTAAAGTAAAACAATTTAAAGCTGGCGATAGAGTTATATGTAATGGTAATAATGAATCTTATGTATTAGATTATTACACAGATAAAATTGTTACAGTTAGAATTTGGAAAGGACAAAGGCATATAGGCGATACAATTGTTAATGAATCAGAATTAAAGCTGATTAAGGGGGAATAATGGACCTACAACTATTACCAATATTAGTTTTTATGGCTATCTGTTTATATGCAGTTGCCTTAACAATCAACGACAACGATAAAAGAAAATGATTTTTTCAATAAACATAAACGGCAATATTATTGACTGGTGTTATAACTTAGACTGCCAGGACAAGCAATTTCATAAAACTTGGATTCCTAAATTAAGTGATATTCAAATCATAACTAAAGATCTTGACGGCCTAACAGTTAGCGAGGTTAAAAAGATAATCTTAGAAGATATACAACCAGATATAAACATGGTTAAAGAACATAATAACAAACTAGCGAGAGCGAGGAGAGTAAAAGCATGAGTAGTAATGAAATAATATTAACAAAAACAATTAGTAATGGCTCTGATTGTTGCGATTATAGATTGGTTAAATATAAGCTAAATGGTAAATGGACAAAACCAATATTAGAGCATAATCAAGAAAAAGGTACTAAAGGAGATGTGGAAGGTTGGCATATGACTGAATTATATGAGCATTTTAGTCATGGAGATATAGCCTATATGAACAAAAAATTTAATATAAAATTTGGTATTGGTTGTCATGACGAAGAACTAATACAGACTAACGAACTTGTTGAATTTAAAACAGGAGTAAATAACCAATGAACAATATGACATTTAACATAGCTTTTGGTAAATATTCAGCACATTATAGAGATCAAGGATTTGGCGGTGAATTACCCTACATATCCGAGACACACTCTAGGGCGACAGGAGAGGGCGGGTATTTGCTTCGTGATGAAAATGATAGGCATATAGCCTATGTATCAAAAGATGGCAAGGTGAGCGATTAGAATGAACAGAAACGACATTCCCAAACACCTTAGACATCTAAACGATGAAAAACTAAGAGCATTATTCTATTTATTTAGGGCCAGAACATGAGCAACATACATAACCAGGAACAATTAGAAAACATACACCATCAATTATTAGAACAAGACAGAAAAGGTTTAATTGATGATGAAATACATACTGTAGCTAGAAACTATGGTTTACACGAAGATGATGACCGCGATGAAATCATAAACTTTCTAGCGGAGTTTATATTTTATGACATAAATACAGCATAGGAGGACAAATTGACAGGTAAAGGATCTGGCAGGCGCAAGGAAGATATAAACAAGATACGCAATAATTGGGATAGCGTATTTGGTAAAAAGAAAAAGAAACAAATAACCGAAGTAACTATTGAATTTACCATGCAAGGTTATCCAAGCATTAAAGAGATAAATAACCAAGTTGAAAAAATGCTTAAAGAAGATAAAATTGTATATTCAACCACAACCAAATATATAAATGCTTGAACTAATAATTAAAATAATACTATCGCTTTTCGGAGTATTCTTTTTAATGCTACTGATTACCTCATTAGCAATAGTAATCATAGACCGCAAGCAATAAGTTTCGACTAGCGAGAGGTATCTTCTCCATAGATACAAACCCCCCTATAAGTCTCTCGCTAGTCACTCCACGCACGGAGGCCACGCCCCACGCACGCACGAAAAAAAGATTAGGTATAACCCCACTTTACCCTTATAATGAATCTACAGAGCTTAAGGCGTATCTATAGACCACGATCCCCCTTTCACTCCTCTCCAGGTATGTCTTAGCTCTCCTTAATAATCTCGTAGGCTAAACCAACCAATAAATAATGCTTCCTACCACTAGCTTGACTTTTCCTTAACCTACCCTCCACGCCCTCAAGCACGCACCAAAGAACTTCTTTCTCAATCAACTCCTTCATTCCCTTACCAGTCGTACGCCTACTAACGCCAATCATCTTACAATAATAACTCACCGCATCATGACTACTAAAAGTCTCAAATCGATACCGCTCACACACCGCCCAGAGAACAAGCTTCGCACTAGCCGTCAAATCCTCACGCCCACATTCACGCCTAAAGATTTTCCACACGCACGAGCGCATCTTCATATAATTATCACTCACGCAGGCTAACGGCACTAACGCACTTGCGTGTAAGCGTGGAACTTCGCTAGGTATCACCCACCAAAATTCTTTATTCTTTTTATCAAACTTTCTAATCATTCAACGCTCGCACGCTTGCGTGAGTTTCTGCTTGCGTTCGCCTAGAGGGGGAAAACGCCTCAAGCGTTTTTCCACTCTTCCTATACCATGGTATGGTATGGATATATGCGAAGTTTCTTCGCAAGCAGGTACACTTTTTTTCGCAAGCAGATACACTTTTCTTCGCATATAAGGTCATTTGGTTATATTTATTGTTGCTAAAAA